TGTAGAACGAGCCAAGGTTTTGGATCGGGCGTATAAAGAATTGCGCCGTGATAAGGCGGCATTTGAAACCCTTGTAAGAAACTCTGAGCGGCTAGAAGCTGAAGGAAATGTTCTTGTAAAGGACGTAAACCAAAGAAAGGCGAATACAGATGCCCAAACGATCGCGCTCCTCCAAACGCTTGCAAACCGCAAAGGGCCGCTCTCAGACGCCCTCAACGATGCAGCAAGAACAGCCAGAGACACAAACAGCTATGTCGCAGCAACAGGTGGATTCCTCGATGCTGTCAGAGGAGCAATTGAATCGGGCGACTTCGACCGCCTATCTACTGGCGACATTGGACGCGCTGTCGATGGTCCGCCGGAGATCACTAGATCTCAAGTTACAGACGAGCCAGCCCTCGATGGATTCGACGAACCGTCAGGCGTAGCTTCGGAACGGCAGGCAGATCAGCTCATTGCCGATATGTTCGGTGCTGATGAGGTTGTTCCTGTGGCTCCTGTACGGACTAATGCCGAAATGGAAGCCGACTTAAAAGCTAGACAGCCTGTTGAGACTGTCGATGACATCTATGCTATGGCAGAAGACTCGCAATCTTATATTGCTAAAATCGGTGCTGACCTTGAAGGCGATCTTGGTGTCTCATTTAAAAACCCAGGTTTAAAAGATATCAATACCGCTAGAGAAAAGATGCAGCGCAAAGCATATGCGTCCTCAAAGGAAATGACGGACATCTCCCGTGGCGGTTTTATAATTAACAAAGCAGATGATGCTGACGCTATTGTTGCTAGGCTGGGTCGTGATGCGGAAATACTGGATGAGGGTTGGGCTTTCACGCCAGAAGGATATTTCGATCGAAAAGTTTTAGTCAGGACTCCAAACGGTATTGTTTCTGAAATTCAAATATGGTCTCCAAAGCTTCTTGATGCGAAAAACAAAACCGGCCACAAACTATATCAAAAAATGCGCGCCTCTAAAGATCCTGCTGAGATTGAAGATCTGGCTATGCAGATGCGAGAGCTTTATTCAAATTCTTTGAAAGCAGAAGATCAGTCTTTTAGAGCATTGTCCGGCATAGATAGCTTGCCAAAGCTAGGCTCAAACGCTGATATAAACGCAGCTTCGTCTGGTATTACACGGCCTGAGTTGAAAACATCTGGACCGTCTACTGGTGTCCAGGGACCACCTGGCTTGAGAACAGCAACCGCTTCTGTTGGCGAAATGGATATAGCGGGGCGTCCGTCCCAATTAACAAATATCATTGATGATACCTCCGATATTGATTTAGATATCACTTTGTCGCCGGATGTCAATATGGATCTTGAAGTTCCTATTGGGCAAAGGCTTAATCAAGAGACAGGATTAGTTGAATCTACGACTATGACGCTTCGAGATCTTAAAGCTGAGATGGATGGCGAAGATGCAATGATTGCTCGATTGGAGTTCTGCACGATATGACTTTTAAAAACTGTATCAATGATGGTGTCGCTGAAGGCCAGATCTCCCAGGACAAAGCTGATGAGATACTTGGCTTGTTTGATGAGCTTGAGGTTAAGTATAATCGTCAGATGGGTTCTGCTGCTGCAACGGCACGGGCTGCTACGGAAACAACTGTCGCAGCAAGGAAGATCGCTACTGAGCGCAAGAGGCGCGCTATGCTTCAAGCTGTTACCTGGCAACGAATTAACAACGATCTAAATAATTATCGCACGATCACAGGCCGGACAGACAAAAGCATTGCCGCAAAAGCTTTGTTTGAGCAGGACGAAACCTCTAAATTCAATAGCGTTGCCCAGGTGCAGCAAGCTGTTACTCGCAGCGCCACGCGAAAGCTTGATGATTTCTTAGCTACGTTTCGGCGCAATGTTATTGGGCAGACAAGGAATAAGGCCGATCTAAAAGATATGGTTCGTGAGGTGTTCAGCGAGGGATCAACAGATAGCCCTGCTGCCCGTGAGATGGCCCAGGCATGGAGGGCTTCTGCTGAATACTTGCGCACCAGGTTCAACGCTGCTGGCGGAGCAATTCCCAAAAGGGCTGATTGGGGTATGCCTCAGATGCACGACACAATGAGGGTGCGTCAATCAAGTTACGATGAGTGGAATGAGTTTATTCGCACCAGGCTAGACCTAAACAAGATGATAGACGAGCAGACAGGTTTAAAATTTTCTCCGGAGAAATTAGAAATTGCGCTGAGAGATGCCCACGAAACCATAGTTACAGATGGGTTTAACAAACTGAAGCCCGGATCTATGGTCGGAAACAAGTCTCTTGCGCTTCGCAACCAGGACCATCGCTTCTTTGTATTTAGAAATGCAGATGCTTGGATGGAGTACCAAGAGAAATTTGGCAATCCGAATGCCTTCGATGCAATGATGGGGCATATAGATACAATGTCACGCGACATTGCTCTAATGGAAGTTCTTGGACCCAACCCGAATGCCACTGTAAATTTTGTAAAACAGACGTTGCAAAAAGATGCTGCTGGAGATCAAGCCGCAGAGAATGCTGCTCGTCGGTCGAGTACAGCCATAGATACCCTGTACTCAAACGTAAACGGAAACATCAATGCTCCCGTTGATAGTCGTATAGCTTACAGTTTTGCAGGGATTAGACAGGTATTGCAATCAGCACAGCTAGGTGCTGCTGCCATATCTGCCGTAACTGACATGAATTTTGGCCGTATTGCTCGAACAATGGTTGGCTTGCCTCAAACCAAAATGGTTCAGAACTATTTAAAATTTATGAACCCGCTATCCCTAGAGGAGAAAGGTAAGCTTGCAGTAAGGTTGGGCCTAACTGCTGAAGGTTGGTCAACTCTCGCTGCGGCTCAGATGCGCTATGTGGGAGATCTATCTGGGCCAGAGGTTACGAGGCGAGTAGCTGACTTTGTAATGAGAGCTTCATTGCTTTCCCCTTGGACTAACGCTGGGAAATGGGCGTTTGGCATGGAGTTCCTGGGTAATCTTGCAGATAACGCAGGCAAGACGTTTGACCAGCTAGATCCGATGATGCGTAAAACATTAGATCATTACAACATTAATGCAGATCGCTGGGAAATTGTAAGAGCAACTCCTCTTTATGAATATGAGGGTGCTTCATTCCTCAGAGCTGAAGACATTGAGGCGCGTACCGACATACGATCTGACTTGGCCCGTGATCTAGCCACTAGCCTTTTGGTTATGGTTGAGACTGAAACTAACTTTGCAGTCCCTAGTACATCGATCAGAGGCCGTGCAGCTTTGGTTGATGAGACGCGCCCAGGTACATTGGCCGGTGAGCTAACAAGATCCTTTGCCATGTATAAGGGATTTGGTGTCACGCTGGTAAATACACACATTATGCGAGGATTAGCCCAGCCGACTACCGGCACAAAGGGAACTTACTTCGCAGATCTTCTAATCAGCACTACGCTCATGGGGGCGCTTGCTATGCAGCTCAAGGAAATGAGTAAGGGGCGCGATCCAAGGCCAATGGATAGTCCAGAGTTTTGGGGTGCAGCTTTCATGCAGGGCGGTGGGCTTGGTATATACGGAGACTTCTTGTTCTCAGACGTAAACAGATATGACAGGGGACTTGCTGAAACCTTCGCCGGTCCTGTTATTGGGTTTGCTGATGACTTTAGAAAGCTTACGATCGGCAATCTTACACAAGCTGTTAAAGGCGAAGACACCAATGTTGCCTCTGAGTTTATTAACTTTGCTGGACGCTACACACCTGGCTCGTCCCTCTGGTATTCTCGACTTGCACTAGAGCGTATGGTTTTAGACCAGGGAAAGAAGTGGGCCGACCCTGACTTCGAAACAAAAGCGCGCAGGCTGGAATCCAGGTATCGGCGTGAATACGGTCAAAACCATTGGTGGGGTAAAGGTGAGATGACGCCAAGTAGATCACCAGACTTGTCAAACGTGTTTGAGTAAATGGAACAAATCTGCTATAGAGTGAACAAAGGAACGGGAAAACGACATGAGTGATATTGCAATCAATCCGGTAACGCGCCGCGTTCAGTTCACAGGTAATACTGGAACAGGCCCGTTTGCCTTTACCTTCAACATCTTGGCCGAAGGCGATATCGCAGTCTATAAGAATACTACGCTGCTAACGCTGACCGCAGATTATACTGTTACGATCAACGCAAACGGCACGGGATCTGTTACTTTGGGGTCGGCTGTTATTGCCTCAGATGTTCTTACAATCATTGGTGGTCGCCTTCTGGAGCGCACTACAGACTTCGTTACAGCCGGTGATCTCTTAGCATCTAGCCTCAATGAACAGCTCGACAGCAACGTGATTATGGCTCAACAGCTTGATGAGAAGCTTAGTCGTGGCTTGTTCGTTAATCCTGGTGATGTGTTCACCGACATGGAGCTACCTCTAAAGGATGATCGCAAGGGCAAAACCTTATCTTTTAACGAAACGTCCGGCGATCCAGAGCCGGGTCCGACTGCCAGTGAGATTAGCAACGCTCAGACATACGCCATTAATGCTGCGGCAAGTGCCACGGCTGCTGCAACCTCAGAAACCAATGCGGGGACCAGCGCAACCTCTGCCGCTGGATCTGCTACTACAGCAACGACCAAAGCAAGCGAGGCTTCTGCTTCTGCTACTAGCGCTTCGTCAGCACAAACGGCTGCTGAAACCGCACAGACCGCCGCTGAGACTGCGGAAACAAATGCTGAAACCGCTGAGACAAACGCGGCAACATCTGAGACCAACGCCGCAACTAGCGCCGCAACGGCTACAACGCAGGCCACTACTGCAACCACAAAGGCTAGTGAGGCTGCGGCTTCTGCTGCGGCTGCAGCTACATCTGAAACCAATGCTGCAACCTCTGCGTCTGGAGCTGCAACGTCTGCTAGTGCTGCGGCTACCTCTGCGGCCAATGCTGCGGCTGCGTTTGATTCATTTGATGACAAGTACCTCGGAAGCAAAACAGGCTACCCTGGTGACGGAACAGGCCCGACTGTAGACAATGACGGAAACCCCCTGGTCGAAGGGGCTTTGTTCTTCTCGGCAGACGCAAACGAAATGCGTGTGTATGATGGTGCTAACTGGATTGCAGCTTCATCGTCTGGCTCTGCCTCACTAATCCTGTATGAGTTTACAGCAACGTCAGGCCAAACAACATTCTCTGGTGCTGATGACAACGGCGCTACGCTTGGATATACAGCCCTAAACATCCAAGTTGTAATGAACGGCGTGATACTTGATCCATCCGACTACACTGCATCAAATGGTACTAGCATTGTTCTAGGCACGGGCGCATCTACGGGTGATCTACTTAACGTCTATGCTTTTGCCAGCTTCACAGTAGCCGACACAGTGTCAGCCTCATCTGGTGGTACGTTTGCTGCCGGCATTACAGTTCAAGGAAACATTTCGGTTACTGGTACGGTTGATGGCCGTGATGTAGCCGCAGACGGAGCATTAGCTGCAAGCGCTGTGCAACCTAGCACAAGCCCAACCTTTGCTGATATTACAGCAAGCTCTGCCACTGTAAACGGCACGCTGGACATCGAAGAGGTGTATGAGAAGGTAACTGTGCAAACGTCTACTACAGGCACAATAACCTTTGACACAACCGCGCAGGCTGTTGAGCTATACACGGCAGATCAAACTGCTGACCGCACGATTAACTTTAGCAACGTCAATGCTAACTTGGCTATTGGTCAGAGCTTGAGCGTGGCTGTGCTGCTGACTAATGGTGCAACGCCGTACTATTTAAACGTGTATCAGGTAGATGGATCGGCTGTTACACCTAAGTGGCAGGGCGGTACTGCTCCAAGTGCAGGCAATGCCAGTAGCATAGACAGCTACAACTTTACAATCATCAAGACTGCTGACGCTACCTTCACAGTGTTAGCAAGCCAAACACAGTTTGCATAAGGGATAAGTATGCCATTACTTTCAACATTTGGTGCTGGTTCTGCTAGAGGTTTTGGCTTTGGCACAGGTGCGGGCTTTATGGAAGCTACAGGGGGTAGTGTTACAACTGTGGGCGATTTTAAAGTTCACACATTTACATCGTCTGGAACTTTTACTGTTACAAAAAAAGGTGCAATCGGAACTGTTGAATATCTTGTGATTGCTGGCGGCGGCGGGGGCGGAAGGTATTACTCTGGCGGCGGCGGAGCCGGGGGGTATCGAAACAGCTTTAATAGCGAAAGTTCTGGTGGTCAGGCAGCTTCAGAAGCCCCTCTTGAAGTTTCTGTGCAAGCATACTCTATAATTGTAGGTGCTGGCGGAAATCCCGGAACTTCAGTTTATGGAAGCCCCGGCTCTCAGGGGTCAAGTTCTACTTTTTCTAGTATTACATCTACTGGCGGTGGATTTGGAAGAGGGTCAAATTCTGGGGCCGCATATGGTGGATCAGGTGGCTCAGGCGGCGGCGGGGGCGGCACGGGATCTGGCGGCGGCGGCTCAGGAATATCAGGGCAGGGAAGGAATGGCGGCAATAGTGGCGCAAACGGCGGCGCTGGTGGCGGGGGCGCGAGTAACACCGGAGGTAGCCGAAATGGTGGGAGTGGTTTATCTAGCTCCATTAACGGCTCATCCGTAACGAGGGCGGGGGGCGGAGGCGGCTCGGCAGCGGCTAGAGGATCTGGAGGATCTGGCGGCGGCGGAGCCGGGGCAAATGACAGTATATCGGCATCTTCAGGCAGTCAAAATACTGGATCTGGCGGCGGTGGCGGGTCACTTCCAAGGGTTGCTGGGTCGGGTGGTTCCGGTATCGTTATTATCCGTTACCAATTTCAATAGGATATAAAATGTCACATTTTCTGGAACGTACACAGCTTAAAGGACAATAGACATGAGTAAGGCAAGAGACAACGCTGATGGTGGCGCAAAAGAGCTTCCAGATCTAACTGACTGCACAGTGTCAACCTCAGAACCAGCAGTAAACAGCAATCCCGCATCGGGTGTAGGTCATGTCTGGATTAATAAAACATCTGGTAATCAGTATGTTCTGACGGATGCTACTTCTAATTCTAATATCTGGATTAATACGGGTGACGGTACTGGTACAATAGGTTCTGTAGAAGACTCTGGTGCTTTTATTACAGCTACGGGTGGAACAGTTACTACTGACGGGGATTATAAGGTACACACCTTTACCAGTTCTGGTACGTTACAAATCACAAATACCTCTGGCACACTTCTACAGGGAACGTATGTCCTAGTTGGCGGCGGCGCAGCGGGTGGGCTATCAACATCTTCTGACTATATGTCTGGAGGCGGTGGCGGCGCTGGTGGGTGTTTCTATGGTTCTTTTAGGCCAGTTGCAGACACTGGGTATAGTGTAATAATTGGCGCTGGTGGTAGTGTAGGTTCATACCCCAATCCTAATAATGGTAGTCGAAGTTTTGCCCTTAGCTTCCTAGCTCTTGGCGGTGGTCATGGCGCTTCAGCGGGTTCTACAGGTACTGACGCAGATAGCGGCGGTTCTGGAGGAGGAGGCGCAGCGGCAGGTGAGCAAGAAGGTGAGTCTAGAGCCTTAGCATACGGAACTACGGGACAGGGCAACCGTGGTGGTTCTGGCAACTGGACAGCCTATGCTGAAACAGCCGGAGGCGGCGGAGGCGGCGCTCTTGGCGTAGGACAGGACGGAACAGGAAGCACAGGCGGCGATGGCGGTGCGGGGCTAGTTAGCAGCATAAGTGGATCATCTGTAACCTATGCAAGAGGTGGCGGAGGCGGGGGATCTGTAACATCTGGCGCTCCATCAAATACAGCCGGAGCAGCGAATACAGGAAATGGTGGATCAGGTTCATATGGCAACCGCCAAACAAACTTTGCTGGTGGCTCTGGTGTGTTCATATTTCGTTACAAGTTCCAGTAGGAGAATATAAAATGTCGCATTATGCAAAAGTAAATAACGGTATTGTTGAGCAGGTAATTGTAGCCGAAGCTGAGTTCTTCGATACATTCGTGGACAGCAGCCCCGGTCAGTGGATACAGACCAGCTACAATACACACGGAGGAGTACACTCTGGTGGAGGTACACCTCTTCGTAAAAACTACGCTGGCATTGGTTTCACTTATGACGCCACACGAGATGCCTTTTACGCACCGCAACCGTACCCAAGTTGGACGTTGAATGACGATACTTGTCTCTGGGAATCCCCAACGGCAATGCCTGATGATGGCAATAGTTACAATTGGAACGAAGAAACTACTAGTTGGGACAAAATAGAATGAACAAACGTACAATATCATCTGCGCATGACCGCATTGATGGGCTTGAGAAAGAAGTAATTGCCATTAAGACTGAGGTAAAGATCCAGTTTAAAGATCTCTTCAGCCGTGTTAAGCGCATGGAAGGTATTATGATTGCAACCACGGGATCTATTATCTTGCTCTTACTCGCAGTCCTGACAAAGATGGGGTAGGGATTAGCTGTGGCTGTACTTGAAACCATAGCCGCAGCCAATGCTGCTTACTCTGTAATCAAGAGGTGCTTAGAAAACGGAAGTGAAGTTAAAGGTCTTGTCGGTCAGGTCGGTAAGTTTCTCACGGCTGAAGATGAATTGAAAGATGCGGTGCGCCGCAAGAAAAACAATCCCATTACATCTATAACTGGTGGCAGTGAGGGAGATTGGGAAGAGTTCCAAGCTCTCGAGGACATCAAAGAAAAGCGCCGTGAGCTAGAGTCTTGGTGCAGGCTGTACGGCCCTCCTGGTACTTGGGACAGATGGCAGCAGTACCAAGCGGAAGCGCGGAAGGCTCGCCGTGCTGCACAAAAGCAAAAAGAAAAAGAACGTGAGGAGCTTGTTGAGCTTATCATGTATTCACTTGCAGGCTTACTGGCTGTTGTTGGAATGGTTGGTCTCATTGCTATGGTTGGTAGATACATGGAGAAGTGGTGATGTGGGTGCTTGTATGGATGCAGCTTGCTGGTGACGTTACTCACTTTGAAGTCGGTCAATACGCATCTGAGAAGATTTGCTTTGAAGAAAAGCTAAGGGCATCCATACTTGTGACCAAGAACAACGAATATCTTTATTGTTTTAAGGTGAAGCTATGAACGACAGGGAAATAATAAATCTTTTCGATAAGAATGTTGAGCTGATAATCGAAGGCTTGGCCTCTCGGTCTGGCAGGGATTTTGAAGAGATTCTTTTTTTGTTGCAGAAAGGCAGGGATAAGAAATGACCTTTGATAAGTATGACGTAAACAAAGACGGCAAGATTGACGAGGTTGAGTGGCAGAAGCTTGCCCTGGAAGATCGCTGGAGGGAGCTAAATGATGCCGACTCTAAGCGCGACACACAGCGCCGTTTAACTGTTGCCTGCGCTGCTGGTATGCTTCTGTACCCTTTCGCTATTGTAGCGGCCTCTGCGTTGGGCCTAGACACTGCTGCTAATCTAATTGCTGACATAGCCACGGTGTATGTGGTTGCTGCGTCTGGTGTTGTCGCTGCTTACTTTGGGTTCAATGCAATGGAGGCAAAGAAATGATAGGTCAGATCTTGGGATCGCTTGGTGGTCTGGCAACTAGCTACATCGATGGCAAGACTGCGGTAAAAAAAGCTGAAGCTGAAACAAAGATGAAGATTGCGACCGGGGAAATATCCTGGGAGCAAGCTGCAATAGAGGCTAGTCGTGACAGTTGGAAAGATGAGGCGTGGACATTATGCTTTATTTTCATAGTGTTAGGAAGCTTCATACCTGGGCTACAGCCTTACATGGAGCAAGGATTTAAGAACTTGGAAGCTGCACCAAGCTGGTTCAGTTGGGCCATGTATGCTTCAATAGCGGCGAGCTTCGGAATCCGCACAATGAAAGGATTGAAGAAATGAAAGAGAACTTTGGATACTGCTTGCGAATGCTACTGAAACACGAAGGTGGATTTGTAAATCATCCGAAAGATCCAGGCGGAATGACTAATCTCGGTGTGACCAAGGCTGTCTATGACAAGTGGATTGGCCGGGAAAGCACAGAGCAAGAGATGCGCGATCTAACACCTGATGATGTGGCTCCGATCTATAAGAAAAACTATTGGGACAAGGTGCGCGGTGATGATCTGCCCAGTGGCGTTGATTGGTGCGCGTTCGATTGGGCTGTAAACTCTGGAAGCGGTCGGCCAGCCAAGGCCATTCAACGAGCCGTTGGAGCCAAACAGGATGGCGCTATTGGCCCCATGACGCTAAACGCTGTTGCTGAATTAGATCCAGACCGGATTATTGAGTCTGTATATCATACTCGGCAGAAGTTTTATGAGCGACTTAAAACCTTTGAAACTTTCGGTAAGGGATGGACGCGAAGAAACAAAGAAACTCTTGAAACAGCTCTTGAGATGGCGACAAAACCTGTGTAAAAATATCGTGCGGGTGGTTCAACATATTGTTTGTTGGTCAACGTGCGCCGAATGCGCCAATCATTCCCACGACCACCCGCACGACACTACATCCATTTAATTTCATTAACTGGAACGTAAGGATATATATTTCTTTTTCCAGAAGACGATTTGTTGTACTTTGGCTTAAATCTTTGAATTAATTCTGATTCTTTGGCCCTAGATGGTTTCGGATTTGATTCGCCTTCTGATTTGATCGTTTCAAAAACTATTGAATTTACCTCACCCCACCAATCCTTGCTTGTACGGTGCTGCGTTAATCTTTGGTCAAGGTCATAGGTGCAACCAATATAAAGATAATTATCACTTTCGCCTAAGCAGGCGTAAA